GATCCGAGCTGTGGCACAAGGAAAACATGCTCAACATCGCGCTCTCGCGGTTGCCTAGCGACTGGGAATATGTGGCTTGGGTTGATGCCGACATAACTTTTCAACGCAGCGACATTATTAACGAAACCGTTCAGCAGTTGCAGCACTACGATTTCGTGCAAATGTTTTCGACGGCGATGGATCTCGGGCCGGTAGGTCAAATTATCGGCGTAAACTATGGTTTTGGTTATTGCTACGCCAACCGAAACGACGGCGAAATACCGCCGCTTTTGGTTAATGACAAGCTCAACCCAAATCGAATGACGTCCGCGCCAAAGTATAACGGCTATACGGTCGAGCACAAAAAGCAGATCTACTGGCACCCTGGCTTCGCTTGGGCGGCACGTCGCGACGCAATCGACGCCGTGGGCGGTTTCTTTGACCTCGGAGTCCTGGGAGCGGGCGATCATCACATGGCGCTATCTCTAGTCGGCAGAGGACACGAGGCGATCCCAAAGGGCATGAGCCAAGACTATTTGAACCAAGTTCTCAAGTGGCAGAACGAGGCCGAGGCCAAGGTGCGTCGCAACATTGGTTATGTGCCTGGCGTCGTGTCGCATGCTTACCATGGTTCAAAGGCCAACCGGCGCTACTGGGACCGCTGGAAAATTCTGATCGAAAACGACTTTCAGCCGTCGCGAGATTTGAAGCGCGACAGTCAGGGTCTATTTCAATTGGTTGATTGCGCGGATAGTCGCTTGATTAACCTGAGAGATCAGATTCGCAGCTATTTTCGTCAGCGAAACGAGGATAGCATCGATATATAGTGAGTGTTGCCAAGGTTCGTATTTCTTCCTTCAACGGGGCCGCTGGCATAGTCAGCGGCTTCAATTTTTTAGGCTTCAATTTTTACATGGGGACCAAGCATGTATCACGGGAAAGTTGTGCGCGTGATCGACGGCGACACGGTTGAGGCGGCCATCGAAATGTGGCCAGAGATAACCATCCTATGCCGCGTTCGCGTTGCGAGCGTCAACTGCCCAGAGATGCGCAGTCGCGACGCGAGCGAGGTGGCGCGTGCGATGGCTGCCAAGCGGTTTGTCATGAACGAATTGCTCGGAATCGAGGCCGTCTTTACGGTTTATGGTAAAGACAACTTCGGTCGCGTGCTATGCTCGATTAAATATAATGATAAAGACTTGGCGAGAGAGCTAATCAATCATGGTCATGCAGTCGAATATCGTCCGATTAAAACCCCCAGCGCCTCATAGTCCTAAGCAGCAAATGATCATGCAGGCTTTGTCGTCGGGCGAGATCAACGAAGTGTGGGTGGCGTGCGGCACGAAGTTTGGCAAGACCATGGCCGCTTCGACTGGTTTATCCGTCGCCGCCTGGAGCAACCAGCGAAAAAAGTTTCGTTGGGTTGCTCCCATCTACAGCCAGTCGAAGATCGGTCTTGAGTATTGCTCCAAGATCTTGCCGGCCAACGAGATCTATATCAACAATTCGAGCATGAGCATCAAGATCCCGCACAACGATACGGCGATCCAATTCTATCATGCCACAAATCCATACTCGCTTGAGGGCGAGGCGATCAACGGCTACGTTTTCGACGAAGCTGCCAAGATGAAAGAGGACGCTTACACATCGGCCAAGACGACGACGACGGTAACCCGTGGGCCGATGATCTTTATTTCGACACCGCTCGGTAAGAATTGGTTTTATAGGCGGTGCATGGACGCACGCGAGGAAATGCTGCGGGCGAGGCACGAGGGGCGAGTGCCCAACAAGATCTTTATCACAGCTCGGACCGAGGACAATCCGCATGTCCCACGCGCGGCGATCGAGACGGCGCGGCGCGAGCTACCGGCGCGGCTGTTTCGCCAATTCTTTTTGGCCGAATTTGAGGACGACGGCGGTGTTTTTACTGGTTTCCGCGAGTGCATTTACACCGAGGAGATCGATGTATACGGCGACTTCACCAAGTGGACGCACGCCGACGCTGCGGGCGCAACGGTGGTGATCGGAGCCGACTGGGCCAAGACGGTTGACTATACCGTTTTCGTTGCCATCGACACGACGACGCGGCGCGTGGTTGGATTTATGCGCTTTCACAAAAGGCCATACACCGAGGCGGTTAAAAACTTGGTGCGCTTCGCCAAGCTGTTTAAGGACGTGCTTTGCGTTTATCACGACAAGACCGGCGTCGGCATGGCGATCGACGATCAAATGGAGTTTACTGGTTTGCCTTTTACTGGCATCACGTTTAGCAATTCAAGCAAAACTCAAATGGTTGCCAACCTAATGACATCGTTCGAGCAAAAGCTGTTAAGCATCCCTTTGTGGAACGTGCTCTTGACGGAGCTAGATAGCTTCGAGGTTCGCACGGGCAATATGGGAAATATGCACTACGAGGCGGCACGCGGAGGACACGACGACACGGTCTGTGCGTTAATGTTGGCCAATGCTGCGCTAGGGTATTATGGTAATATTGATATGAAAATTTCATACGCTGACGAGGCGGCGACAAAACCGACCGACCTGGAGCGTTATTATCAAGATATTGAGGACTAAAAAGCATGAGCGACACGCGCGAAAAGATAGTGTCTAGCTATGTCAGTTTTTATGAGGGTTACGAGGAGAAGGCTTTAACGTCTGCCGACGCTATTTTTAGCGATCAATCATCTGGTTTGTGGAAGCCTGAAACCAATACGTTCATGGACTTTCTAACGCTCAAGTCCCTCTATCATTCGGAGGACTGGGTTTTCATTTTGGTTGATCGCATCGCCTCCAAAATATCATCGCAATATTTGCGCGTCATGAAGGATGAGGTTGTCGATGGTAAAAAAGTTTCTCGACCGGCTGAAGGCCACCCGGCTCAAGCAATTATCGACTCCCCAAACGAAATCCAAGACTACCACACTTGGATGTATAGCCTGGTTGCTGACGATTGCATCCTGGGCAATTCTTTTCAGTGGTTCAGCAAGTCCCTTGGTCAAATTATTCCTATCCCTGGCGAAAACGTCCGTCCATTTTTTGACGGAAAAGGCCAGCTAACAAAATACATCATCGTTCAACACCAGGAAGACGGCATACAGCCCAAAAGCTGGTCGTTAAATGTTGACGAGATCTGCCACATTCGCCGCCCGAACCCATCGAGCATGTATGTTGGTTTATCGCCATTTGTTGCCGCGCAAAAGTCGTTGCTTTTCTCGCGTTACAGCGCCGAGTATTTGAACAACTTTTATATCAAGGGCGCGCAGCCTGGTATCGTGCTGGAAATGGGAGCCGAGGCAAACCAAGAGATGGCGCTGCGTCTTTTGCGCTCGATGGAAAATGCCTACACCGGTCGACGCAACCAGCGACGCAGCATGGTTTTGCCGCGCGGCGTGAAGGCAACACAGCTCAGCACAACCATCGCCGACCAACAGTTGATCGACTTGATTAACCAGAATCGCGAAAAGATCATCAACATCTTGCAAGTGCCTAAGCACGAGTTGAGCATCGCGGAATCTGGCTCGCTCGGCAGCGAGGAATACAAGGCGGCCATCAAGAATTTCTGGCGTGGTCCGTTGCGCAACACGATGCGTCGAGTAGCCGGTGCGTTGGCGCTAAAAATGAAGGACGCGCTTGGCGAAGGCTACTACCTAGAGTTTGACCTTAGCGACGTTGAATATCTGGCCGATGACGAGCGCACCAAGGCTGAGACGGCAAACCTTATGTTGCAAACTCACACGTTGAACGAAGTACGCTCGAAGGTTTATGACATGAAGCCGCTGGCGGAAGGCGACAAGGCTCCTGGCGCAGTGCCGCAAGCGTCACCATTCCAGATATATGGATTGCCGAAACCAGAAACAGCAATAGCGATAGAGGCCGTGCCTTTAGACGTTATGGACACCAAGGCCATTGATCGCGTCGATCTATTCTTGAAATCGAACGGCGGCAAGTGGTGGGAGCGGCGTCAAGAGATTGAGACAGATGGTCAAAAGATAGCACAAGAAAAAATGAGCGTGCTGGCTCTCGCGCTCTTGGGCGATCAAGTCAATGCGGCGGTCAAGGCAATCAAAGGCAAGAAGGCCGCACCGACCGAGGCCGAGCTGCGCAAGCGGATCAAGGAAGCGCTGGCTAAGATGGAAAAGGATTATGTCGATGGCTTTGGTGAGGCGTTGAGTGGGACGGTTGAAATGGGTTATGATGCAGCCCTTCAACTTCCATTTGATCTGCCCAACAAGGACGCATTGGATGCTATTCGGTCCCGTAACGAGCGACGACGCTATTCTTTGCTTGAAACTCGCGGCCTTGATAGCTTTGATTCTGTCTCTAAAACTACTACCGACAAGATCATGCAAATCATCGGCGACGGAATGGCAAAGTCAGCGTCAATTAAAGAGATAACCGACTCGATCTTGGCCAAGTTTAGCGACGAAATAAATGCAGCCCGCGCCGTTCGCATTGCTCGCACCGAATCTCTTATGGCGCAGTCGATCGGTCAAGCCGCCGCCATGAAGGACGCCGAACGGTCGACCGGCGAGAAAATATGGAAGATGTGGGTCAATGCTGGCGACGAGCGCGTGCGCGGCAACCCTGGCGGGCTTTACCCGAACGCCGAGCACGATCATTGGGTGCTTCAAGGACAAGTCAGACCGTCGAGCAAAAGTTTCTCTAACGGTTTAATGTTTCCGAGAGATCCGAGCGGCGAGGCTGGCGACGTTATAAACTGCCGATGCACTTGGCTCATGGTTCCTGCGAGTGAAAAAGATAGGCTAGGCGAATGGAAAGACGAACTAAACACAGAGGGATAAAAGCATGAGTCAGTTAGCATTTGTGGCACGGTTCAAGTCGAGCGAGGCATCACGAGGCGGTCTGACGATCGAGGGATGGGCGAACAAGGCCGTCGTCGATCGCGGCGGTGATATCATCAACAAGGACGCCTGGAAGCTGGACAATTTCGGCA